GGGACTTCCCTAACTTTTGGTGGTGTTGCAGGTGTTGACCCTGCATGAGACTTAATGATGCGGTTCTGCATCTCATAATTATGCAGACCCTCTACAGACCAGAAGTTTTCGGTGAATTGGTTGTGCAGGTAAGAGTGCATCACGAACTCGCGCAATGCCATGTCGGATGACACGTCATCTTCATGCCACACGATGATTGTACCGCCGATGTTGCGGCAGTGATCGTAGAACCGAACCTCGGTGTATTGATCCCCAAACTTATCCTGCATCCACTGATTACGTAAGGTGTCTGGCACAGGCATGTCTCTTTCTCCATCTGTCCAAACGATGTTGTCGTGGATGGCTTCGATGATTTGACCGTCCTCGGTGTAAGGACGATCAGTGTTGAACTGGATGTGGCGTACGCCTGCCTTTGCGTCCGCAGGGTGAGAGTCCGTGTTGAAGATTGGACGGACCAGTTGTCCCATCGCTTGCATGAACATTGTTGGCTTTGGTAATGGCATAATTGATACTCCTGATTTGTTAGGGGCTTCCCTAACTTTGGTTGAATTTTTTGGTCTTGGTTTTTTCACTCTACTTATAGTATAGCACAAGTATCTATCTGTGTCAAGTCGTACAGTTTCGTGGTGTATCGTGGTGTGTGATGTAATGTACCATAATGTACCACCGTGGGGGTCTGCAAGTTACTGAAAACAAAAGAATGTCCCAAAGTTTACAATGTACCAAATATATATACCTAGGTCTGGAAGCCGCGCATCCCCCCCTCTTCCTCTTTCAATAATAGAAAGATATATATTTATATATTTATGGTACATTAGCTACATTACTTTGTTTTCAATGACTTACCTACGTTTTGGAGTGGTACATTGGTGGTACAAATGGTACTTTCTTTTAAAATCAATGGGTTAACTTGTTCGACACGCGCCGCGCTACGCTGATACTGGTATCGTAACATGTTAGGGAGTTCCCTAACTCATGACGTGTTACCTGATGGTGGTGGTACAATGGTGTAACGTGTGACGCGCTACGCAACCCCACATCTGGTATCGGTGCAAGTTAGGGAGTTCCCTAACAAATCAAAACGTGTCAGGAGGTGACGCGCTACGCAACCCCTTTACTGGTATCAATTTGTCCACCAAATTGTAGACATAAAAAAATGACCACCCCCGAAGGGATGGCCAATAGATTATTGAACGAACGGTGAAATCCGAATTTTTTCCTCAGCTCTTGCGAGTGCTCTTTTCAAAAGCGCAATTGTTTCTTTTAATTCTTGCACTTGTTCAAGTGCCATGTCGCGTTCTTGCTTATAGCAAATTGTGTATTTGATACCTTGTGACATTTGTTTCCCTTTCATAAAAAATGGCCACCCCAGTAAAGGGATGGCCAATGGTCATGCTAGGCTTGTAGAAGCTTGAAAGCTTCCTCAACCGCTGCAAGTACTGGGCTGACTGCCCAGTCAGTTGCAATCTCTTGCTCGTCTGGCTTGTCACCAACCCCCGCCTTTAGGGTGTTGATCAGGCCTTGAAATTGGCTCGCGACCGTGGCAGTGTATGCCACTGGGTCTGTTGCAACCGGTGTCACTGGACCAGTCTCTGCCTCTTTAGCGTCAGCCTCGGCCTCGGCCTCAATCTGGATGCGTTTGCTAAACGATCCATCCTCATTTTTGACAATGAGGGATAAGACGCCACCCGTGGCTTTGAAGAGTTCAGCGTCTTGAACTCTCATAGTGGCATCTTTGGCATCAGCCATGAGGCTGCCAGCTTTGCGCGCAATTGCGCTTTTAGTCATGGTAGCTTTTTCCCAGTCACTAAGACCGGCAACAAAGATGCCTTTGACTTGTTCGTAGGTCTCTTGCGAGACACTCGACAACAAGTAGTTTTCGTTTTTGCTAGTCTTTTTAGGACTAACAAATTGCGACCAAGATAAGACGTGTTGGTCGGTTTCGTTCCCGTCTTTGTCGAGAACTTTGGCCGAGGCCAATGTTGACCATGCAAGCTTGATCTCTTTGCCGTAGGTTTCGCGCGCTTTGCCAACAGTGTTGGCTGCGTCAGTTAAGATGCCTGTAGCGATATCGCCTAGGCCATGGTTGGATGAAGACATGTTACTGTCCTTTCATTGATCGTGCCGTCCCATCATGTTCTGGCTTCCGATAACCAATCAATGCCATGTCATAACGTGTCACACAATAGTCTCAACGCAATAGATACAATTAAATGAAGTGATATCGCATTGCATTACATTCTATACAACGAAACAAATGTTAGGGAACTCCCTAACTTTCCAGACGCATTGCCTGCAAACTGGTATCAGTTGACCATACCCCCGCCCCACCCCATCGCCTGTCGCTTAGGATTCCAGATACAGATATAGATACCAATTCACTCAAATAATTTCCTATTTTTCCGTTTCGGGGAAAACTTCCCCATAACATGGAAACCCCCCACCCCTTTTTTAAAAACGCTTGTCAAAAAATTTTTTGTATCCTATTAGTGCGTTATCGGTTAGCAACCTGCGGTATATTATGACTTTGAATATCACCCCCGAGTTGGGTATTCCTTTGGAAGATGATCTTGGCAAGTTAAACTTGCCTGAACGCACCGCTGCACTTGCTGAAACAGTTACAAAATTAGAAGATCATGGCTTAGATGTTACGCCTGATGAAGATGATAAGGACGTTGCGGCTGCACTAGTAACTTCTTATGCCCAGAACCCTGAAAAAACGTCCCAAAAAGTTTCCAACACGAAAGCCGCAACATTAACACCCCCGTCTATCCGTTTGACAAACGACATATTAACTGAATTTAACCACTCCGTTGTAGAGTCTTCTAAGCAATTACGCAATCTGGTTACAAACAAGCTAATCATAGAGTCTGAAAACCCTGATCCCCGTGTAAGAATGCGCGCTTTGGAGCTTATAGGTAAGATTTCAGACGTAAGTTTGTTTGCTGAGAAGTCCGATGTCACCATAACGCACCAAACTACTGATGATATTAAAGAACGGTTACGTGAAAAGCTGGCAAAGTTAGTGAATCCAACGACAGAGCCAGAGGATGCGATTATATTAGATGCTAATGACATAGATTTTGCTGATGACTGAGGGTTTAGATTTTTCAGAAGCTGATATTGAGCTTATGATGGCTAATTTAGACGCATTTAGCCCTGAAGAAGCGTTAGAAATTGACCGTATGGTTGACGAACTGAGCAACCGCACCGAAAACACACGCGCCTACGACGATTTGATTGAATTTTGCAAACTTATGCAGCCTGATTACATAGTTGGGAAGCATCATCGCATCTTGGCAGACATGCTTATGTCCATTGAGCGTGGAGAGAAGGATAGGATATGCGTAAATATACCTCCTAGGCATGGCAAGTCCCAGCTTGTTTCTATATTTTACCCTGCGTGGTTTCTAGGACGCAACCCCACCAAAAAAGTCATGATGGTCTCGCACACAACTGATCTTGCGGTAGATTTTGGGCGTAAGGTACGTAACCTAATCGCTTTGGACTCTTACAGGTCCATATTTCCTACCGTAAAACTCGCTCAAGATAGTAAATCAGCAGGAAGGTGGAACACAGATGTTGGAGGTGAGTATTACGCTTGTGGTATTGGTTCTGCTCTTGCAGGTCGGGGCGCTGATCTGCTTTTGGTGGACGATCCACATTCTGAGCAAGATGTCATTAACGGAAACTTTGAAGTCTTTGATAAAGCGTATGAGTGGTTTACCTTTGGAGCGCGGACACGACTAATGCCCGGAGGTCGGGTGGCTATCATACAGACACGGTGGCATCTGGATGACCTGACAGGACGTGTTACACGAGACATGGCGCAGAATGATCGTTCTGATCAGTATGAGATCATAGAGTTTCCCGCTATAATTGAAATTAAAGATAAGAAGACTCAAGAAATTATAGACAAACCGCTCTGGCCTGAGTTTTTTGATCTGGACGCACTGCTTCGCACAAAAGCGTCGATGCCTACGTTCCAGTGGAACTCCCAATACCAACAGCAACCCACAGCTGAAGAGGCGGCGATTGTAAAACGTGAGTGGTGGTTGGAGTGGACTAAGGATGACCCGCCTTCCTGCGAGTATATCATCATGTCCTTGGACGCCGCAGCTGAAAAACATAACCGTGCAGACTATACAGCCCTCACCACATGGGGTGTTTTCATGTACGAAGAAACTAACGAATATAATATTATATTGTTAAATAGCATAAAGAAGCGTATGGAATTTCCAGAGTTAAAACAGTTGGCCATGGAAGAGTATAGGGATTGGGACCCGGATTCTTTCATAGTTGAGAAAAAGAGTTCGGGCACAGCGTTGTACCAAGAGATGCGTAGGATGGGTTTACCTGTGTCGGAATACACCCCACATAGGGGGTCAGGTGATAAGACCGCACGGTTAAATTCTGTTGCAGACATAATATCATCTGGACTTTGTTGGGTGCCACAAACACGTTGGGCAGAGGAAGTTGTGGAAGAAGTTGCAGGATTCCCATTTATGAGTAATGATGACCTTGTGGATTCTATGGTTATGGCTCTTATGCGTTTTCGACAGGGTGGCTTTATACGCTTGCCTTCGGACGAAGTAGAGGAGCAACGATACTTCAAACAACGCCGAGGCGGGTTTTATTAAAGGTGATACATGGCTATTGAAAAAGGGTTATACGCTGCCCCGATGGGGTTAGACGAAGAGTTACAGGGCGGTTTGTCTGGTGTGGAGGAGATGGATACTTCTTCTTTAGAAATAGAGATTATTGATCCTGAAGCCGTCACCCTATCCGATGGCAGCATGGAAATTACTCTCGTACCTGATGCTATGTCACCCATGGAGTTTGATAGTAACCTAGCCGAAATGTTAGATGAAGGCATACTATCTAACCTAGCTACTGACCTTATGGCTGCAATAGATGCAGATGTAGATAGTCGAAAAGATTGGACCGATACTTACGTTAGAGGATTAGACGCAATCGGGTTCAAATATGAAGAGCGCACTGAACCTTGGGAGGGTGCCTGCGGTGTAAACTCTACAGTTTTAGCAGAAGCCGCCATACGATTCCAAGCTGAGACCATGAGCGAGACGTTTCCTGCACTGGGTCCGGTCAAGACCAAGATATTAGGAGCAGAGACAAAAGAAAAAGAAGAGGCCGCAGGGCGTGTCAAGGCTGACATGAACTATGAACTTACTGAGAACATGGTTGAGTACCGTCCTGAACATGAGCGTATGTTATACAGCCTCGGG